CGGGAAATAGCGAGTGTTGAAACTCTCTTACGTGCGAATGCTAAAGCTAAGGCATTTAACCGGCGTCTTGCCTTTAAACCGGTCGACGACACATTAACGGAAGATTGGGATCTTCTCCAATCGAAGTTGCTTCTTGTAAGTAGGGAAATGGGAGCCCTTTTAGGGACCCCACCATCATGGGAACGGGTTATTGCACATGGCCAGTTGAGCAGTGGCTCAGCTGTGTGTACAATTCGTTCAACACGTGCTGGGAAGAAGCGGGGATCTACGATTTTATGTGCCCCGAGAGAGTTCACTTCGATCCAAATTTTAGCAAAACTTGGGAGTGATCGAAGTTGCAGTTACGCAGTGAACCGGATCTTAAACCGTTACTGGCCGAGTCAAAACGCACCTTACGAGATGCGTGGAAGTAGGACAGGTAACGTGTTTGGTCGAGTGTTTACGGTGAAGAAAAACATCGAAACCGGCAGGCCGGCGGTAATGACATCGAGGGATAACGGCTTTTTGCAGCGTGCCCTTGGTAGATTAATCCGCAGGCGACTGAATAAGGTAGGTATCTTATTACCGAGCCAGCAACTATTCCACCAACTGTTAGCCCGTGAAGGGTCAGGTGGTGACGGTGACGATGATTGGGTTACTCTGGACCTTGCTGATGCGAGTAGTTCTATTGCAGGACTACTTCCGGGGGAAGTTACTCCTCCTGGATGGTATGAAAAATTGTATACCGTGCGTGATCACTACTTAACGATGCCATTAGTCTTTGGCAAAGGAGTTCGTGGTCAAAAGCAGTTCAAGGATCAGATGTTGTTTCTTGCCAAACATGGCGAAGAGTACTCTGGACAGATCGATCTGTGCTGTCGCTTCCAAGCGACAGAGGCAGTGATCCCATGCCATTTCTTTTCGACAATGGGTAACGGTTTTACGTTTGAGTATGAAACTGCATTATTTCTCTCCATTATTAAAGCCGGTATTAAAGAGGAATTTGGTGAAAATCCCGAAGTCTTCGTTTACGGCGATGATATTATACTCAAGAAACGCCACGCTGAGACAGCGATGCGATGGTTGAGTGCTTTAGGAATGGAAGTTAATGTAAAAAAGACACACTTAACGGGAAGCTTTCGGGAATCCTGTGGTGGTGACTTCTTCAAAAAAACTCCGGTACGGCCTTTCTATGTCACGGATACCTTTAGCCCT